TTAATTGATAATACTTTATATGACGATCAAAGATTAATCGATCTTTTAAATATGCAAGCTGGTGACCAAGTATTTGTTGGGTCTTATCAATATCCACAGAATGATAATCTATTAAAATATGAAAATGTAAATGGAAATCTTTATGGTCTTGAATGGATAATGAATGAAACTTCAATGGCCGGCAGTAAAAAAAGTAGGCGAGTTTATAATTATAGTGCTCTTACTACACATGTCATATTTAATTATGTATTACATAAAAGCGGTGAAGATATATTAGATGAAGTTTTTAATGAACATGTTGGTATAGAAAATAATGTATATTTTGAAAAATCACATAAAGGATATACAGATTCAGCACGTTATAGTTTTTACGCAGATAGATATGATTACTTACGAATAGCTAGAACAATAATGAATGATTGGAATAGTGATACTTGTATTGGTGATTATTTAAGAACAATTCATGATAGAAGAATAGCAAAAGGTGGTGATCGTAATAATCCAAGTGGTGTCCATAGTTATTCAACACATTATGGCGGTCAAATACATTTTGATGTCAGAGGTAAATCACAAACTATATTAGGACTTGATGGATTTGCTGGTCAACAAATTTTAATTAATGTTGATGATGAAAGAATAGTAGTTCTCAATGCGTTATATCATGGAAGAGGTAAACCCAAGTACGATTGGGAACAATTAGTTTATAGAAAAATTTAAGGAGGTTATATGGGAATAATGGATAAATTACAGAAGAACTCACGTATTAAAGAGTCTTCACAACTAGACAAAAGTAAATTGTTTAGTAACAAGGATATGGTTACCACAAAGGTACCTATGATTAACGTTGCATTGTCAGGTGACCCTGACGGTGGACTTACTTCGGGACTAACAGTGCTAGCAGGACCATCGAAGCATTTTAAGACTTCGTTTGGATTGCTTATGGCCGCAGCCTACCTAGAAAAATATGAGGATGCTGTTTTGTTATTCTATGATTCAGAGTTTGGCTCACCGCAACAATACTTTACATCGTTTGGGATTGACACATCAAGAGTATTACATAGTCCCATTACAAATGTAGAAGAATTAAAATTTGATTTAATTAATCAATTGGAAAACATTGAACGTAAAGATAAAGTCATGGTTATGATTGATTCAATTGGAAACCTAGCCTCCAAGAAAGAGCTAGATGATGCAATGAATGAAAAGTCAGTTGCAGATATGTCGAGAGCCAAAGCCCTCAAAGGTTTGTTTAGAATGACAACTCCTTACCTGACTATGAGGGATATCCCATTATTGGCTGTCAATCATACATATCAAGAAATAGGCTTATTCCCTAAAGCAGTCGTTTCCGGCGGTACAGGTATCTACTACTCCTCAGATAATATCTGGATCGTCGGACGTCAGCAAGAGAAAAAAGGGACAGAAATTCTTGGATATAATTTTGTGATTAATGTAGAAAAATCTAGATTTGTAAGAGAAAAGTCTAAGATTCCTATTAGTGTCACATGGGAAGGTGGTATTGAAACATACTCTGGATTATTAGATGTAGCAATGGAAGGTGGCTATGTAGTTAAACCTAATGCAGGTTGGTATTCCAAAGTCGATCAATCTACCGGCGAAATTGAAGATAAAAAAGTTCGTCAAGCTGAAACACTTAAAGAATCATTTTGGAAACCAATATTTGAGAAAACTGATTTTAAGGAATTCCTTAAACGTAAATATGAAGTTGGCCATGCGGAGATGATTAAGAGTGCAGATTGAAACATTAATACTACGTAACTTAATGCTGAATGAGGATTATACTCGAAGTGTAATCCCTCATTTAAAATTACGATATTTTGAAGAACCATATAGATCGGTCTTTAATGAAATCATTGGCTTTGTAAGTAAATATAATAAGTTACCATCTGCTGATGCATTATCAATTGAGTTAAAGAATAACCCAAAGATTGGTTCTGATTCATTAGCTCTTATACCTGAAATAAGTGTTCAAAAAGATGAACAAACCCTTGAATGGTTATCAGAAAAAACTGAAAAATGGTGTCAAGATAGAGCAATCTATTTAGCAATTATGGATTCAATTAATATTATTGAAGGTAAACATGATACGTTAGATAAGAATGCATTGCCTGATGTTTTATCTGAAGCTTTGGGTGTTAACTTTGATATGAGAGTTGGCCACGATTATGTTGATGATTCAGATGCTCGTTATGAATTTTATCATAGAGATGAGGAACACCTCCCATTTGATTTAGAAATGTTTAATAAGATTACTAAAGGTGGTCTTGTTAATAAATCATTAAATGTTGCTTTAGCTGGTACAGGTGTAGGTAAATCATTATTTATGTGTCATGTCGCTGCAGGTGCTTTAACACAAATGAAAAATGTATTGTATATCACTATGGAAATGGCTGAAGAAAGAATTGCTGAACGTATTGATGCTAACCTAATGAATGTACCTATTGACCAATTAGAAAATTTGTCAAAAGATATGTTTGATAAGAAAATGCATAAGCTTACTGATAAAGGTGTAGGTAAATTAATTGTTAAAGAATATCCTACAGGCGCTGCAAGTTCTATTCATTTTCGTGCATTAATTAAAGAATTAAAACTTAAACGTGATTTCCAACCAGATTTAATTTGCATTGATTATTTGAATATATGTGCCTCCTCAAGAATGAAAGCTATGGGTGGTGCTATTAATTCATATACATATGTCAAGGCAATTGCAGAAGAATTGCGTGGCTTAGCAGTAGAACTTAACCTCCCTATTGTTACAGCCACCCAAACTACTAGGTCTGGCTTTGGTAGTTCAGATGTTGGATTAGAAGATACTTCAGAATCATTTGGTTTACCAGCCACAGCTGATTTAATGTTTGCAATTATATCTACTGAAGAACTAGAAGATTTAAATCAATTAATGATTAAACAACTTAAGAATAGATACAACGATCCAACAGGTAAAAACAAAAAGTTTGTCATTGGTGTTGATAGAGCTAAGATGCGATTATACGATGTAGAAGATACTGCTCAAACACTTAATGTCGATGAACCCCCTAAAACAAATCAATATGAGGACTTTAACGTATGAATTTACTCACAGCATCAGGCTGGGGAGATAGATATACTACCCTAGCAAAACACATATCTACATGGTCAAAAGACCCAAGCACTCAAGTTGGTGCAGTAGTTGTAGGTGAACATGGACAAATATTAACCCAAGGTTATAATGGTTTCCCTAGAGGAATAAAAGATAGCGATGATAGACTTAATAATCGTGAAAGAAAATATGAATTGGTTGTACATGCAGAAATGAATGCAATATATAATGCATCTCTTACAGGTGTATCTTTAAAAGATTCTATAATGTATGTATATGGATTACCTATTTGTAATGAATGCGCTAAAGCTATAGTTCAAGTTGGTATAAAAAAAGTTGTTGCAACAAGGCCAAAAGAATGGAATAAAGCATGGGATGAATCAACGAGATTAGCTAAAGCTTTATTTGATGAGGCTGAAATAATATATTTAATTGAGGTGGAAGATGAGTGAAGTACCTTTTAAAAAATGGTCATTTGTAGATAAAAATGATTTAGATACTGAACATTGGTATGTAAGATTAGAAGGTGGATTATTTCATGGAGTTATTTATAGATACATGGAAATTAAATTGAATGAGACAACTAAATCAATTAATTTTGATTATGAAATAGTTGACTATCCATTTGATGACCCACATGGTGACCCTGCTTTTAATCAAGCTGCAGGCGATATATTAAAAAGCATTTTAGATGATGCTATGGATAAACAGGACTATATACTAGGTCCAAAAAATAAAGGAGAATAAAATGAAAGTACTTTGTATTTTATATGATGACCCATCAAATGGAATGCCTACAAGCTATCCAATGGAAGATTTACCTAGAGTAGAAGTATACCCAGATGGTATGACACTACCAAGCCCTAAAGGTAGAGACTTTAACCCAGGTGAATTACTAGGTTGTGTGTCAGGTGAATTAGGTTTAAGAAAATATTTAGAAGAAGCAGGACATACATTGGTTGTTACATCTGATAAAGATGGCGAAGGTTGTGAAGCTGATAGAGAATTAGTTGATGCAGATATTGTTATCTCACAACCATTTTTTCCATACTATGTAACAAGGGAAAGAATGGAATCAGCACCTAATTTAAAGATGGCAATCACAGCAGGTATTGGTTCTGATCACGTAGACTTACAAGCTGCAATGGACCATAA